TCTTGCTTTCTTAGCACGTTCTGTATTAGCTACAAACTGTTTACCCTCTCTTGATTCACGTTGTTTCTTTTCATCTGTTTTTTTACGTTCCTCTGGTGAGAGTTTACGCCAAGCCGCTTCTGGCAGGTAACGTTCAGTACCTTTATCTCCTGCTTCTATCGCTTTATCTGCAGTCATCAGGCAGCAGCAATACTAATGGTGACAACAGCAGATGTACCGCCAGATTCACTAACAAAGTTAGGACGCACCCACTTTACAGGGCGACCAGTTACACTAAAAATTGACTGGCCATTTGTTGTAATAGTTTGATCTCCAATAAGCGGAGCAAAATTTACATTATCAATACTACCATCCAAACGAACAACAACATTAGTATTAATATTTTGCACGGTAATAATCATTGTGTAATCTCTTGTTGAGAAGAGATTATTTACAGCAACTTCCATTAACGTCCCTAAACCAGGAGCAGTTAAGCTGTCAGTTTGAAAAATCGTATCTTGGAAGTAGTTAACCATAATAAAACTGTTGTTATACCTACTTTAGTTTACTTGTTTTTCTTTTCATATTCTTTGCGCGTCATCCACTTCTCCTCGCCCCAACGTTTGAGAGATTTCTGTCCTTCCGATTGACCACCTTTGTAGCCACCGCCTCTTTCTTTATATGCTTTTGCAAGCATTTGGGCTTTTCTTGCCGATCAGTAAGTAATTAGCCTTACGGCTACGACCACTCTCCAGATTTACCACCTTTGGAACTTTCCAAAATCTTACGTTTCAGACGTTGGCGCAATTCTGGTTTTGTGTAGCGATCTTTGTTCTCAGCCATAGCTGCCTCGTTCTGTAAGATATCTGACCGCATTGGTCAATGTATTTATATTATCACCGAACAAGCCCAAGGCACGGTTGCACTCTTTACAAAGAAGTCCTCTAAATTCATTTGTTTTGTGGTTATGGTCCATGGCCAGAGAGGTTCCATCCTTGGATGCTTGATTACAGATAGCACAAAAATTATTGACCTGGTTTACCTCCTTTAGAACCAGCTTTAATTTGATTTTTAAGACGTTTTCTAAGCTCTGGTTTTGTGTATGCCATGCTTATCCAAAGTAATTGATAGGTTTAGCAGCTTGCTGCATTGTCTGGCTTGCCATAGCCATCGGATTAAACATGCTTGCAAAAGATGAACGACTGCCACTGTCATCAAGACCTAAAGCACCGGCTAAAAGTTTATCTCTATATTGTTCCATAAAACTTTTGGCTGGTTCTTTTTTATCACGCAAATCAATAACAGTAACTTGCGGAAGCTGTGTTGTCTGTGTCGAAGGAGCTTGTGGTGTTGTTGGAATTTGCTCTGGTGCACCAGCAATTTGCGTTTCTTTTCCGCCCATTGTATGAAGCAATTGGACTTCATAGCCTTCTGGTGTTGTGATAGTGCCTAAGCCCTTACCTGGTTTAAAGGTTCCTGGACCCTCCCAGTACAGTTGCTCACCACCAGCAACACCATAATCAATTCCTTTATGGTCCGTAGAAGCCCCAGCAGTAGGGGCTTTACGTGCACCATAGCCTGAGGTAATTTCAAATGGTGTAGACCATTGTCCATCCTTTTGGCTATATAAAGGCTTCCGGTCTTTACCAATTTTTAAGCGTTGTAGACCGGAGCGCCATGTTGCAGGATCAATATACTGTCCATCTTTACGAACTCGTACATCAAGATGTGGACCAGTTGTAGGAAATACGTCTTTCCCAGCTGGCGTAACTTGTCCTGCGTAAATAATTCCTGCCATGATTACATTGTAGTCTGGCTAAAGTAATTAGGAGATGAGGTAGTTCCAGAAATACTAGATAACATATTTTCTAGTAATGATTGGCGTGCTGACCGGCTAGCGCTACTGCCACGCTCTGGTGTACCTAAGAAAGTTTGTAAGAATCGATAATTTAGATCGTCATCATCTGTAGTGGAATCTTTTCCACCAAGTAAGACAATGGTTTGATTCGGGGCTTGTACTGTTGGTGGTTGTGGAGCTGTTGCAACAGGAGTTTGCGTATCGAGTTGTAGCGGATCACCAAGAGTGGTTTGAGCAGATTTGTAAAGAGATCCACCTTTTTTCATGCCAGGGACAGCACCTGCAACATTGGTTCCAAACGCATCTTTTGAATAGATGTTTGCTTTTGGATTACCGCCTAATACTGTTGCGTAAGCCTGAGTAATATCCATGCCTGGCTTGAAGCCACGGCTTTGGAAGTACTTTTCAACATAAGGCATCTGCTCAGCAATGCTCATGTCTTTAGAAGGAAGACCAACTTCCTTTCTTGCGCCAGGGCCAAATTGGATTAAACCACGATATTGACCACCAGCACCACCCCAAACATTGGGGCGGAAACCTGATTCTTTATGAATTAAGGCTCCAAACTCATATGGATCAAGACCTAAATTTTTAGCAGATTTAAAAACTGCTAAACGATCTTCTGGTTTTAAAGTACCGATTTTTGTTGTTGCCATTGGTGGTTTAGCGGTAATCGTTGCTAAGCATGAGCCGGGTACCAACTGCAACATCAGCAGGACCAGGGAGAGCTTGGATAAATTCCGCACCTTCCCGATTAAATCGATAGCGTGCTTGTTCCGGATTTCGGTAATTGGGGACATAGAGATGGTTCGCTAATCGATCCGTCTCGTACAAATAGATTGCCGTCCACGTCTTTAACGTGTCCTTGTAGTCTGTGGTGCTGATCGTACGGTCAACATCACCTGCAATATTTTCTCTTCTTCCAGCTGGCGTAATATCGTTATTGACGCTTCCTGTCATATCGGTGCGTTTTTCAGCCTCGTCGCACCGACTGATTTGTTCGACAATCTTTGAGTACCAGTACGAATCTGGGATGTTGTTGATAGCTTCCTCAAGTCGTGCCTGGTCACCAGCTGGAATGGACGTGGTGTTATACCCCAGGTGCCAACGGACTTTAGACTTAAGGAAGCTATCGAGTTGCATTACTCAACACGAATAAGATTTTCTTTGATAATCTCATCCCAATCAACACGCTTGATAGCTTTAAGTTGATCGAGCTTGAGAAACTTTTCACCAGCTAAAGATAACTGAAGATCTTTAATATCCCTGGCTGTTTTCAATCCTACTCCAGGTAATGCGTCTGCAATTTGACGAGCACTCGCAGTATTAATGTTGATACGAGTATCGACAGGGAAAGTTTCTTTAGGCAAAGGTTTGGGCGGATTAACTCCTTCTGATTTGAGTTGCTCCGTTAACCGCTCCTCATTGCGCAGTTTTTCGGTTGTTGCTTCTACTTGTGGAACGAGGTCCTCTTCGCTGACGTAGAGAACCTCGTCTTGAGAATCAACACACATGACGATACCCTCGCCATGTTTAGAGATCACTTCAACCAAGCCACCGGTTGGTTTGTACTGATAGAACATTCAAGTTGAACAGAACTACCAGTACAATACCAACCTTAACTTCAGTGCGCTACTGATTAGTTATCAGCTGTCAGTACCACCCACCTGAGAAGCAAAATCAATAAACTCATTGATTTGCTCCCAGCCGGTAGCGGCAGCAGGACGCACGTAGTTAACGCGACCAATAATGTAAGCAGCCTTACCAGCATCCACGTTGGCGGAGCTGATAGAGATGCCACTACCATCAGGGGTAGAGGCAGTCAGAGCTGTCACGTTAAAGATCTTGAAGGTGGTGTCCGAAGTCACGCGGAACATCATGGCGTTGGCAAAGTCAGCCACAGCCACACCAGCACCGGTCACAGAAGGCAGGAAAGGAACTGCGCTAGAGGACACACCGGAGGTACCTTCTGCAATCACAGTGCTTGCAACAGCAGGCAGAGTTGCAGTAGCAGCCTTAATACCGGTAATAACGGTAGAAGGAGTGGGCACAGGGTTGGCGCCAGAAGCAGGCTTCAGGGTCACCAGCTCAGTGTTCGTACCCACCAGGCCGCAGGTAACAGGGGAGGCAGGGAAACCAGCCAGGCCGCCAGCAGGGATATCTTGACCCAGAGCAATCGAGGTCTGATACACATAGGCGGGACGGTCAGAGTCAGCCTGCACCACCAGGGAGGTGCGGTTGTCACGCACACGATCATCGGGGCGACGATCAGGGGAAGGGACAATCAGGTCACCGCTGGTCACGCCAGTGGTGGAGTCCACTTTGAAATAACCAACGAGTTCATAGAACTCAAGACCAGGCCAGCCATACACACCTTCGGTGTTGTAGGAGGACAGGCGGTTAATTTGGTTGCCGGGCTGCAGAATAGCGCCAGCTTCAGCTTTGTAAGATGCCATTAGTTAATTACCTCCTTACACAACAGCTTCGTTGATGGTGAAGGCGCAGGTCACGAAGTCCTTGTTCAGGTTTGCGAAACCGGCGTACAGCTGCCAAATCAGGATGATGAAGCGGCTGAAGTCGTCGTTGTTGTTGATCAGAACCTGAGCGTTAGGACCACCGATACCAACACCCACAGCCTGAGGACCGAAGAACAGACCAGCAGGGGTGTCACGTGTACCTGTTGCAGTAGAGGCACCAGTCAGAGTTGTGGTGACTTGCTTGCTTGGGAAGTTGGTGGACTCGAAGAAGCGAACACCTTCAAACACGAAGCCGGAAGGCATCACAGGTTCGCCAGCCACGAACTGAGCTTGACCAAACTGGCCACCGCCATAGAGGGCAGCGTTAGGAGCCATCATGCCCATCAGAGGGTTGGGGGCGCCAGAGCCAGGATAACGAGCCACTTCACGGAAGCCCTGGTCAGCACGCAGGTCCTTCATGAAGGAAGGATCAGCAATACAACGGTAGTAACCGTCAGAGAAGACAGGGACGTTACGCTTACGCAGACCCTTGACCACTTCCAGAAGGTCGGTCTTCACGTTGAACTTAAAGCGCTCCGAGGCGTACTCAGTAGCGGTGTAGGTCGAAACGGTCGAACCAGTCTTGGTGTGGTTGTTGGGGTAGTAGTAACCACCTTGGGTGTCAGAGGACTGACCACGTGCTTCAGACTTGAACAGTTCGTCAAGGAAGACACGATCACGCCAACGACGGTAGTCATCGAGCAGAGTCAGCGAACCGATGGACTGGTGGAACATGTTGAGGTTCCCGGTGTCCAGCAGAAGACGCTGAGCGGTCATCAGGGTCTCACGAGCAATCTTGAAGGTGCTCGGGAGGTTGGTGTTGCTCGGGTCAGCAGGACCGGTGTACTCACGCAGAGACACCAGCACTTTGTCCTTAACGATGGACCGGCTGTTAGCGGTACCGATGGTTTGATCCTGGGTACGCTCACGGCTGGTCTTCGTGCCAGGGTTACCCCAGAAGCGGTAACGATCCAGCTGAACGGTCTGACCGGGCTGTTTGGTGAAATCGTGGACAACTACAGGCTCGCAAGCCATCTCCACGATATAAGCTGGATGGGGGCGGTACAGCTCCGCACCCAACAGCTTGGGAAAGTCGTTATCAATAAACATGTTGGTTTCTCAGCATAAGGGTTAGCTGATACCTGAGACCACTTGGCCTCAAACTCAACAGCCAAAGCTGTCTAACTCTGGAACTGTTGGTTCCATTAAAAAAATTATAGCAACAGTTACTACTTTTAATTATTTAAGTGAACCGGCTAAAGCGCGTAATCCACGACCAATTGCCACATTTTTAATTGCATCTACTCCCATGCCCACACCATAGGTTGAAAACTGAGCAGCTTGCATTGCAGGTGAGATCGGTGTTCCTGCGGCGGCTAAGTACTTAGAGCCTTCTCTTGTAGCCTGAACTTCAGATGCCAGTGTTCCTAATTGGTTTAAATAACTGCTGCTTAAACCATAGGCTAAAGCACGTCTTGTTGATGGAGCAAAGGCACCAGCAGCGATCTGAACACCTGTTTCAATCAGGGGATGTAAGACACCGCTGTAGGTACGTTGCTGTACCTGTTGCATTAGACCTGGCTTGAGATTTATTGCACGATGACCAAGCTCATGCGCCAGGACAAACTGACTGGCTTGGGGACCATGTAATAGTTGTTCTGGTTGCCCAGGATTTGCAGAGAACTGATAAGAGCCACCACGATTCATGCCTTGAT